ACGTGTGTATCCTTTTCGATTAAATATTGTGTTTGTGCAAATTCCAATAGCTCGTTTTTCGTTATTTTTGTCGACTTTTTTGATACACCTGCATAATTTCGTAGACAAAATTTGTTCGGCATCTTTTATAAGAAGACGTTTATTATTTGGTATAGGTTTGTTGTAATACGTTAGTATCTGTTTATAATCATTTATAGTTAGCATTAATATATGTTATATATTATATATAAAAAAATTCTACCTAATTTATTAAAATATATTCATAATACAGTAAAGTATTTGGCAAAATGAAAAACCTATACATATAATAGGAATGAAAATTGTTGTATTTGATTTAGATGAAACTCTAGGATATTTTTCAGAATTTGGAATATTTTGGGATAGTTTATCTACTTATATAAAAAAAAATGATAATATTATAATAACCCAGGACATCTTCAATAAGACTTTGGACCTTTTTCCTGAAGTTGTTCGTCCGAATATAATAAATATCCTATATTATTTAAAGGATAAGAAGAACTCTAAATGTTGTACTAAACTGATGATATATACAAATAACAACGGTCCTAAAGAATGGGCGCAAAAAATCATAAACTATTTTGAAAACAAAATAGACTGTCAATTGTTCGATCAAATAATCTCCGCATTTAAAATAAATGGAAAACAAATAGAATTTGGTAGAACAACCCACAGTAAAACCTACGCCGATTTAGTAAGATGTTCAAAAATCCCTGCGAATGCCGAGATATGTTTTATGGACGATATATTTTATCCCGAAATGTCAAAAAGTAATATATATTACATAAATATACAACCTTACTACCACGATTTAGGGTTTGATGAAATGATTAATAGATTTAATAAAAGTACTCACGGTATAAAAATCATCAACAACGATGGTGATTTTCAACAAAAAATTATGCGTTATATGAATCAATATCAATATAAAAATCTTGATAAGGACCCTCAAGAATACGAAATAGATAAAATTATAGGAAAACAAATCCTTATGCACTTGAATATATTTTTTAACAACCATAATAAAAATAGAACATTACGAAATCAAAGGCGAAATATTACGAAAAATCATAAAACAATGAGAAATCGCTAAGCAGTTCACATTTTGGTTATATCAGTGGATATAACTTGTTTTATTTTAGTGTTAATCATATTTATATATTGGTTTATTACGGTTGTAGTTATTATAAAAATACCAGCACTAAATGCGACCTTTCTGTCTAAGTCTGTAAAGGTATCTATTTTTCTAAATGGATTGAACCTCCAAATTAAAAACAAGCAAATATATATATTAGCGTAATTATTAAGTGTATCTAGATATGTTGTTGCTGAAGTAAAAAACCCAAAATATGACACTGCTATTAAGACATATGAAATCATAATGAACCAATTGAACGAGCCTTCGTTTATACGATATAGTTTGTCGCTATTCATTATTTATATAAAATGATATAATTTTTTATATAAATTTTCTTTTTTCCCATTACAGATTAGAATAATATCATTAATAACCAATGGTTGGTTGGATATGTCATTAAGTCACTTGATAATCAATCGTTGAAATCCAATAACCATTTTTTGGTATGTATCATCTAATTTAGAAAATTCCGGACCTATATTTTCTCCTTAATAATTTCATTTAATTTCTCATTATGCGAGACGCTAATTTGGTTAAAGGTCACCCAACAACCACAATAAATCGTTATATACTTTATATTGTATTATATGATTTAGTATGAAATAATAATCTATTATATTTATATCAATGAATATTTCGTATAATAGTGCTCAGTTATGTAATTCAGAAATACACAAGGAAACAAATACTAGAATTTATGATAGGAACGTTCCGTCTCAAATGTTGCAACCATATTTAGATGTTCGCCCTGTTATGACAAAATACTCACACTTTCCTATCGTAGACCCTAGAAAGCCAGTCTCAGTTCCTTTGACACAGATGCCGACATATAACGTTCATAAAACCTTTAATCCTGGGAATACTGTTTCACCGTGGTCTGGTTTTGCTTCGAACATAAACAAGGAATCAGAATTGAGAAATCAAATATATGCTCTGCAAAAATGTAGTCAATCGGTATATGTTCCAAATAGCAACAGTGACTTATATAATTATAAGTTTCACTCATTGAAGCAGCAGAACCCCCATGAATTATTGTTCCAAACCGATAAATTTTCAGAATTCAACCCGAACCCGGATACAAATATAGTAGGTTCCGGAATGTTTTATAATAATACCCGTAACCAAGTACGCGATATGACAAAACAAACATGCTAGAAAATTTTACTCAATACAGAAAACAAATTTATTTATTTTACATATAAATTATATGTCAGATGAATTCGTAAATCGTATAACATTAGAGTATCTTTTGAATAAGGAAATGTATAGTAATCAGATTAAACGTAAAAAGGCAGAAACTTTAAGCAAAGAGGATAAAAATTTTTATCGTAAACGACTTTATAGTTTATTTAAGGATATGCTGGAAGGAACACCACCTGACAATTTATTTTTGGATGTAAAATCTACATGTGATACCTTTGTTGGTTCAGCAATCAATTACTTTAAGGTTATCGATAAGAGTGATATAATACAAGCAGAACATAAGGGTTATATAAACGACCTGAGTGATAATAATTTAGATTGTTCTACAAATGATGTAAGCGATTTTAATTCTAGTTTGTTTGTGATGCGTTCAATTAAGATGGATGTTCCAACTTTAGATAAATATGTTACGAGAACATCTGTAAAAAAGAAGACGGAAATAATACTTCCACGACAAAAAGATATAAATCTGCAGACCGACGAATTAAAAACCAAGGGTCTAAAAAAGAATAATATCACTAATAAATATGAGGACAAGAACAAAACAGAGGAAACACAAAAGGAATAAAACCTTAAAAATCAAATCAAGGCAGCAGACACCCTTTTATACAAAAAAAGAACTAAGACTACAAAAACTAAATTGTAGTCCCAAACCAAAGGGAGAGATAAATAAATTTTCTTGTTACACAAATAAAAGTTTATATAGATTAAGAGATTTATGGAATGCGCGGCATCCCGATGTAAAAATAACATCAAGTTCGCCAAAAGAGATTCACAGTTTTATATCTGACAAATTAAGGGGAATTTGTAATAAAGAATCTTGTTGGTTAAAGCAACAGTCGGTGTTTGGTAAAGTTGAAAATGACTTGGCTGATTCGTTTGCTCCAGAGTCGCCTCCAGAATGGAAAAAAAATCCTAACGAATGGTTGTCGAGTGTAGATATTATGGATGTTATGAAACAATACGAAAAAGCATACAAGTGTTTTGATTTTATTGGTCCATCGCCGATTGATTTTGATACCAGAAAAATATACGGAGAATGTGTATGGGATGAACTTTGTAACTTAAGTGTGAATGAACAGTTAAAAAATGGAAAGACAAAGATCGGAATAATATTTAATACCGATCCACACAACAAGTCGGGACAACACTGGATTTCAATGTTTATAAACATAAAGAAGAAGAAAATCTTTTTTTATGATAGTACCGGTGACAAAGCGGCTCCTCAAATAATGGTGCTTGTTGAACGTATAAAAGAACAGGGATTAAATATGACTCCAAAAATAAACTTCACGTTTGATAGTAACGAAGGTATAGAACATCAACACGGCAACACAGAATGTGGTATATATTCTCTCTTCTTTATTGTACATATGTTGGAGGATAAACTTACAACAGAATACTTAAAAACTCATATATTAAAGGATGAATATATTAATAAATTTCGACACGTTTATTTTAATGATTCTCTATAAATATATATAAATATATATATATAAATATATGTCTGTAATATTTATATATAAATGAGCAATAGTAATTTCTTACACAAAGAAAATATTTCAATGCTTTGGGATGTAATAAGCGACGAAGAACTGTTTAAATTTTTGTCAAAAACCAATCAAGCGGACGTTTCCCAAGTATTTTCGAGTAATATACGTGGTTTTTTTGAATCAGAAAAGGCGAAGAATTCGAATTTGGTTGATATTAACAAAAAGTATATAATGCTCATTTTGAATTATATAAAAGAGAATCTTAACCAAAAAATGCCATCAAAAATAAAAATATTAGAAGAGCCTCCGGTGCGCGAACTAATTACATATGAAGATCTCCAGACAGACCGTTTATCTCAGTTTGACAAAGATTTAAATAAACGTCAAGAAGATTTTACAAGTGCAATGGCATTAAATGTACCTGAGGCACCAAAATTCACTGATAATTACAAAGATAAACCGATTACAGGAATAGATAAAATTCTAAAGGAAATGACTGCCAAAAGAAACTACGAAGTTGAACAAATAAACCGAAGTTATTCATCGGATATAGAGCAGACGTCGAATTGGTTAAAGGCAAAAGATACGTCGGTTAAAGCTGAGAAATTTTTGCCAAAACCACCATCAAATGAGCAGAATCAACCTTTACAATTAAAACATATAAATTATGATACTAATGTGTTGACTGAAAATGTTCCACAGAAGAAAACCGTTTCTTGGGATAATCTTAGCGAAATAATAGATAGTGATTTTGATGACGAAATGGAAGCAAATCTGTTCAAGAAGTTAAAAAGAGTTAGTATCATTGATTCAGAAAAGGCAAATAATATAACACTTATGTTAGAAGAAACCCCTATGCCAGATGATAGACTTACAAATTTGGAAACGCAAATGAGAGCGCTGAATGATAAATTTGATAAGGTTATACAAATTTTACAAGAGAGAAAATAAACATACGGCTATTATTTTACACCTTTTTACATTTCAAACGCCGTTTTTAACGACATTAAAAAAATAAAAAACATAAAATCAATAGTAGGAATTTCACCTACGATGGTGAAACTTTTTCTTCTTCTGTTTTTATTATTGAAGAAGTGAAAGACGAAACGGCATTTGAAATGTAAAAAGGTCTAAAACATGGAAGGTAATTTGGTAAGGTAATCCTTAAACATGTCAATATAATTTGTTTGTGTTCCAAAGTATAAAACAATGAAAAAACTACCTGCTATTGTTCGCTGGAATTCGCGGACGTAATCGTGTATTAATAATTCGAATGTATATAATATTATTATGTTAACGATAGTCTGTAATAAAATATAGATAATTGTGCTGTCTCCTAACGTTTTCTGTTTTTTAAGCATAAGTATAGTTTTGTCGATAGAATGTCCTAACACGACCGCTGGGAACATATAGAAGAAAATTTTTAATGCGAATGATAATAAGTGGTCTCTTGAGCGATGTGATCCAAAATCGGTAGATTTTTCAATTATATTAAATAAATTCATTTGGTTTATATAATATATATATATTAATTTGCGTGAATAAGAATATCTAATTATGTCATTATGTTACTAATAATTTGAGAACCCTTTCCCCACGTTCATTAACTTCATAAGTGCCTACTTTTAGTGGCACAATTGATGCGTCCTTCAAAGCGCGTTTGTAAATAATCATGTCATAAAGGTCAAGAACATTCTTACTAACTCTTCTATACACATATTCTACTCCATTAATTGTGATAGGTTTGCCAACCCATTCCTCGGCAACCTGATTGGCTTTAACCGTCGTATCGTTTTGTTGTTCTGAAAAATCAGGAACATATGAAAAGTCATCGTTTCTTGGGTCGCCAAAATTAACGCATTTACCGTTGGAATAAATATAACAATCAAACGCGGATTCCTTAACAGCATCTGTGAGTTGCGCAGTTAAGTTTGCTTTGATTTCAGAAATCTCAAAAAGATATTGATCACTTGTAATAGGCACTCTAGGGATAGCCTTGCTTAAATCCTTTCTCTTTAATTCAATTGCCTCATCAGATTTTAATTGTGCTTCTGAGAATATCATAAGGTAAACAAATACTTCTACGGTCTGAAGAGCCTTGGGTAGGTCCTTATGACTACAAATACGTCTTGCTCTACCGATAACTTGTTCTGATCTAACTGGGTGCCAATACGGTTCCATAATATGAACAAAACGTGTATTACGCAAGTTAATACCTTCTGATCCGGACGATGTAATCATAAATACCTTTATTACTTCGCCCATATTATTGTTATGGTATTTAGTTTTTAATACACTACCAATACTTTCTGGGATTTGATCCCATTCACCATTGTAAATGTGTCTTATGATTTCTTTTTCTTCACTTGTTTCGGTTCCGGTGTATAATGCGTACGTTGGTTTTCCTTCGTCTACCTCGGGAATATCAATTTCCCAACTATTGAGATGATTTTTTTTAATGACAAACCTAGCGAACCCGTTCTTTTCTAGAACTAAAGTAAATAATCCAATACCTTCGGCTGTTCTAAATTGACTATAAACTAGATGTAATCCTTGGTTTTCGTCGGATTTAATATTTTCCAACATATGTAAAAATTTAGGGCTATATGTTTGAAGAGCTTCTGGTGTCAAGAAGTCGTTTGAGTGTTCTTTGATATTTCTTATGGCAATATCGAGACGTTCTTTATATGTCTCTCCTCCAATCGCGTTAAGAATTTCATCTCCTTCAATTTCCCCTTCACGATCATCTTCAACATCTTGTCCAGCCTCAATTCTAGCTCCTTCACGAATTATTTGGGTAATGTCAGTATCATTTTTGTCTTCTGCATCTCCCTCCTTTTGTTTTTTCTTGCTGGAAGGGATTGGTCTGTCTGGCATTACAAAGTTACAAAACAGACGGGAAAATATACGATATGTTGACGATTTGTCTTCGAATAAATCGGCTGTATCTGATGGCTGTTTCTTCTTCTTCTCGGTTTCTCTCTCATCTTTACGAGCACCTTCATAAATCCTGAATTGGGTATCACTCATTGGAATTCTAATAATATGATAGTCGATTCCAAGTTGTTTATTAAATCTTGGTAACAAATTTTCTTGTGCACTTCTGAAGTAGGATGAAAGTCCAATAATTCGTCTTTTTAACGCGTCAACATTTTTCAACTTTTTATCGCCTTCATTAATGTATCTTGCCATAAAGGTATTTAGGTCGTCTGGTAGTGCCTTTTTATTTGCGATTTGTATTCCTTTGGGTACAATATCAATATCATTTCTTTTTAAGATACTAATTATTTTTTTTTCAAATTCGTCGTCAGAAATAAACTCAGTATCCATAGTGGTGTCTCCTTTGTCGTCCTTTTTAACATTTGCTACGCCTTGATATCCAGAATCCTTTTTAATTTTATTTTTAAACCCGTATGGGTTTCTAGTAATGGTTAGAGTTTTACTCGAAGGAGAATAATCAAGATAGTCAAGTGATTTCTCTCCTAATAGCATATCGCGAAGAGCCTGTTTATCAATCTTGTTCTGTGTTTTAACGACCAACGGTATTTTCCAAGTTTTAATGTATCCTCTTAAAATATTAAAAAGTATTGCGAACTCGTTGGGATAGTTAATAACAGGTGTTCCCGATAATAATACAATTCGTGAATTGTTTGCTCTTAATAACATATAATATAACTTAGTTGCTAAATTGATTGGTGTATGTTCTCCAAACAAATTTTCATCGGCTTCTTTTTCAGGATTTTCTTCCTTTTTTTTCTTTTTCTCATCTTCAGGAATTGTCTTTTCTTTCTTCAATTTATTAACAATTCTACTAATTAAATTATGTGCCTCATCAATAATTACAACAGAATTATCAAAAATATTTCGGGTGAATTTTGAGGTCAATTCAGATAATTTGCGTGCGCGTAATCCGTTATAATTAATAAATGTGTATTTTTGTCTTATCATCTCGTTAAGTTGTTCCTCAAGAACCTTTCTATTGGTATCATTTAACGTCTCGTAATTAGATTGTTTAGAAACATTTACAAAAAATGCTCCTCCGTGTTTCTCAATATATTCTTGTGGTAAATTTAAAATTGCGGATATTGTTTTAAGAACATCTGGTTTTCCCTCAGTGGATATCCAGTCCCAGTACTGGTTTCTTTTATAAAGTAAATCACCGCATTTTTTCAATTCTTCTATATAATTCGCGCGCAATGAAGCAGGAGTTAAAATAATAACGCGCTTTGATTCCTTCATACCCTCGGCAATTGCGATAGAGGTGCAAGTTTTACCAGAACCTAGACCGTGATATAAAAGTAATCCACGATAAGGTGTATATAGGTTCATATAATCTCTAACGACCTTCTGATGTGTTAATAGAGAGAAATCTGTATTAGTTCGTCCTATAGCATCACAAGAAATACCTTCGGTATCTTCATCCATCTCTTTACGATATGGTTCAAAGAGTGAGTTTATGAAGTTTATGAATTTCTCTCTATTATTCATATAATAACTAGAAACCTTGATTAGAACTGGCGGTCCTTTATTTGCGAGACGTTTATTAAGAGGTGTATCTCCAATTTCAACAAAAGATTCTGGTCCTAGTATTGCGATGCCCTTTTCAATTGCTTTTGTGATTCGTTTTTTCCTTTTTGGTTCTTTAATTGCCACGACATCTTTATTTACGATTGTGGTTGGTTTAATAATGAATTCGTCAGCATCTTCAATATCTACTGCGACGGGTGGATCTACATCTTCGTCATCTTCTTCAATAACAAGAGGCATTTTCATACCAACTTTCTTAACCTTCTTGGTAGTAACTGGTAAAGGAACTGGTTGAGCAGTTTGTGTCTCTTCAATATCTTTTAATACTTGTTTGGTGGTTACTTTAAGTTTTTTACTTTCGGTTAATTTCTTAGATAGAGCATGTCTATCAAATCCATTTTTAGTGTCATCTACAATGACAAGTTCAGTCTTTCCGGGTTCAAAAGTGTCGTCGCTTATTTGTTCTTCTTCAAGTTCTTCGCCTTCTTCAAGTTCGGTGTCCGGTTTTATTCTAGAATTCATAGTTTTTTGAATTATAGGTTTTTTAACTCCTTTAATAATAACAGCAACCCGTTCCCTCTCTTCAACATTGGGTTTTACCATTAATTTTTCTTTTAATGCGGCTAAAGGATTCATTGCTTATATAATTTGAATATATAAATTTTTATTATTTTACAAATATAACTTAATAAATCGGTGATGTTCCTTGTTTGTTAATATGGGTGTGCTGATATGAAAAATGTTTCAAATATAATATAATATTTTCATTAAACTACTTATAAGGTATATTCGTACGGAGCATACGAAAAATATGTATCCAAAATCAATATACCATTTATAACCCGTAAATTTACTATAAACTATCGTTCGTTTCGATGAATTTAATAGCTTCCTCACACGCGATTTGTTCAGCCTTGCGCTTGATTTTGTGTTGCCCTTCACCCATAAATATAAACGCCTTTCCGCGTTCAGTAATAAGGTCTTGGATAGTCTTAAAGTTCTTAAATCTAGAAATATTAATAGCATCTTTATAGGAGACAGCATGGATTGCCTGTCCAACACACAAATAAACGCCCATTTTATATCCAAAATCTATATCATGTTCAATCTCTAGATAATGCGGCGTAACCTTGAATTCTTTTTGAATTTTGACTTGTAATATATTCTTATAGTTGTCGTCGTTCTGAATAAGTGCTACCCAATCAATATGCTTTTCAAATACATTTTCTATAAACTTTTGTGCCATTTGAAATCCCGGTCCTGTTACAAACATAGTTTGAAACCAATTTTCGTCATCATTAACAACATGCTTGTTGAAATCTAAAAATAGGGCACCAATAAATGACTCGAATAAACATCCGAGTTTTTTTAAATTTGTGCGGGTTTTTTTTTCCTCTGCGTGTTTAGATAATATTAGCCATTTATATAATCCCATTTCAAGAGCAATTCTACCAATTGCCTCATTTTTAACAATAGCAATTTTTTTCTCTGTCATGAATCCCTCGTCTGCTTTAGGAAAACGTCTATAAAGTAAATACTTTGTAACCAACTCTAAAACGCCATCGCCTAAAAATTCTAAGCGTTCATTAGATTTACTACTAAGTGGCATACAATCAGATGGTCTTTCAACAATTGTAATATTTTGTTGTATATTTTCAAATCCCGGGCGTTTAGTGTAAGAACGATGGACAAATGCTCGTTCAAAAAGAGCCATATTATCTACTGTAGTAGGTAAACCGTATTTAGAAAGAATAAATTGAACATCGCTCAATGTAATCTTAACATTAACATTATTATAAGGATTAAATACTAACCCTTCATCTGTTTTAATAATATCGTCATCGTGGGCTATTTTGAATTCTGTCATAGATATATTAATACCCGATTTGTGTTTAAATGGTTTCAATATATTATTTATAATGGTTTAAACGACTGATGGTATACTATATATCCCATTATGGAAGACTGGAAGTTGATCGCCGAATTTCCAAATTATGACGTGTCGTCTTTAGGAAATATCAGGAATAACAAAACGGGAAAGCAACTGAAAATATGTATGAAATCCGGGTATTATAATATAAGTTTAGTAAATGACAAAAATAAACAAACATTTAAGATTCATAGATTAGTTGCGATTGCCTTTATAGAAAATCCTGAACATAAACTGGAAGTAAATCACAAGGATAAAAATAAGTTAAACAATACTATCTCTAATTTGGAGTGGATGACGCGGCGCGAAAACAATATTCATAGATGCGAAGGTGCGAAAATTACGTGTAATAAGAATAAAGTTGTACATCGAATAGATGCAACTACAAATGAAATATTAGACAAATATAATTCAATAGAATTAGCGGGGACTTGGGCGTACAATAATGGATACACTAAAACAATTCATAATGGTCGCAATTCAATAGGAAATTGTTTAAGTGGGTTATCAAAAATAGCATACAAATTTAAATGGGAATATGAAAATACAAATTGTGATTTAGACAATGAAATTTGGAAACAAGTCGTTTTAGAAAATGTTGATACAACGGACAAACGATATGATATTTCTAACTTAGGTAGGTTTAAAAATAGCTCAGGAACAATTATGGATAATTATAAAATAAATGACAGCGGGTATTTACGGATATACATTTACAATAAGACTTATGCGTTACATAGATTGATAGCATTGGCGTTTATTAAAAATCCAGAAAACAAAGAGCAAGTAAATCATATAGACGGTAATAAATTAAATAATTCAGTAGAAAATCTTGAATGGGTTACCAACAGGGAAAATCAAGTTCACAAGTTTAAAATTGGTTTAGGAAATTGTTACACCCGAAAAATTGTTCAATATGATTTAGAAATGAATAAAATTAAGGAGTTTAAATCTATTACAGGCGCTGCAAAGGAGTTAGATATTGGTAAAACTAATATAATGGGGGGTTTGGTAAATCGTAGAAAAACTGCCGGAGGTTTTATATTCAAATATTTAGACTAAGTTAATTTAAATTTAAATTTAATTTTAATATTTTTGTAGTGTATAACTATGGTGTACATGTCCGGATCACGCGCAAGTCGCAATCAAGCGTCAATTGTTAACAGAACTAACACATGTGGTGGTGTCAAGAAAGCTGGTCTTGCGCCTCGCGTTGGTTGGTATTTATCGAGTAACGTCAATTTGGCGCGTGCCCCTCAAGGTATCCCTCTTATTTGTGTTGCTAATACTACCGTCCAAACTCAAAGAACAGGTTACAGAGCTACTCTTGGTGGTGTTTAAAGTATTTGTTTGTTAAATGATTTAATAAGATATTATTAAATAATTAAATAGATTATGATTATTAAGGTTGATATTCGTGAACAAGACCTTTTAAACCAACTAAAATATTTAGTTGAAAACATTCCAATTTTTAAAAATTTAATAATTAAGACAGAAGTATTACCTATTGGTGATATTATTATTACAAATGACAATGACATTGAAAAATTAATTATAGAGAGAAAATCTGTATCAGATTTACTAGCAAGTATAAAGGATGGTAGATACGAAGAACAATCATATAGATTAAACGGATTAGAACATCATAATCACAATATTATTTACCTTATCGAAGGGGACGTAAACCGTATAAACCGTTTCAAAAGCGATAACAAGGTAGAAAAACTTACAATGTATTCAGCAATGTTCTCTCTAAATTATTACAAGGGTTTCTCTGTATTTAGGTCATTCTCGTTAGAAGAGTCTGCTACCATTATCTGTAATATGGCGTATAAACTAGATAAAGAGGCGTTAGGTAAAAGTTCGTATTATCAAAATAAAGTTGCTTCTCATCTTGTAAATGAAGAACAAACAGGAGGTGCATCTATTAATGAAAACTGTGTATCGTCATCAGTAGATGTTGAGCAATCTGAAAAAGATTATGTTAGTGTGATTAAGAAGGTAAAAAAGGAAAATGTTACTCCAGATAATATAGGTGAAATCATGTTATGTCAAATCCCAGGGATTAGTTCAGTTACAGCGTTAGCAATTTTAGAGCAATATAAAACATTACCAAATCTAATAAAGGAAATTGAAGCGAATAATGATTGTCTAAATAATATAACCTCGACAAATTCTAAGGGACAAACAAGAAAAATAAATAAAACAAGTATAGCAAATATTGTAAAGTTCCTATCAAAAAAATAAAAATATATATTATGAAGAAAGAAATGATGAATTTATTATTATTTATTGGTGTTTGTTTTATGCTATATCTAATATTTGTAAGTATCAAGTTTAGAAAGACAACAGATGGTATGACAAATATGAATAATTCTACTGATAGCACCACAGGAAACGGTATAGCCGGAAATGCCGCGGCATATGGTGCGACAATAAAAGCAGCAACAATCAAGTCACAAGATACTTTATTGATTAGCAAATATCGTGCTGACTATGAAACCGCGATTTTAAATCTAGAGGATTTCATAAATAACACAATGTTGAAAACTGCGCTTTCGATTGACCCGAATAATCCAGGACCGTCATTAGAGACATTAGCAACCATGCAGCAGGCAAAAACAGCATTGGACGGCATTATGAAATTCGTTGACACTAGTAAGTAAATAAATGAATATAGCACATCACACATATTTTTAATATTAATAATATTAATAATATTAATAATATATATAATAATGAATACACTTGATATATCTTTAGATAAAATTGTAGAATTTATAAAACAACATTCCGAACTTTTACGTACAAAAGAAGATAAATTTGATGCGGACGCTCTTACAACTGAACAGCCTGATTTAAAAAAGGTGCTTGATTTATTAGAACAAATTGAGGATGGTGATAGGAAAGAAAAGGAGATTGATGGTATTCATCACGACGATTATCCCGACAATCAAATTGAGATTGGTGACCATAGAATAGCTGATGTGATAGATCATGTAAAGGAGTTGATTAGTAACGAATCAGTTGGTGGTGGTAAGCGCAAATCAAGAAAAAATAAAAGGTCTAGAAAATCGCGCAAATCAACAAAAACTAAAAGGTCTAGAAAATCGCGTAAAACAACACGAAGAAGACGTGTCAGAAAACATCGTTAATTTTGTATATCTCCTCACAATATGTGCGTTTTAAATGAAAAAAAGTGTAAACCGACTATTTAATATATATACATTGAAATCATATATATTACACCGACTACCCGTCTTTCATATGTGGAACATTAGTATGAGTGTTATTTTCGTAATACAGTTAGATAATATATTGAATTTTTTATATTATTTTTTTATATTATTTTAACAATATATTTATGACAAAGATAAATTATGAATCTATTCATCGTCCAAGCTTAAATCTACAAATTTTGGTTCATTTTTCACATTTGTTAAAGGGAAATTTTTGGCACACCCAGGGCATCCATGTGTCGCATTTTCGCGAGCAAAACCAGATACAGGGTCCCACCAACATTCATGGCATATACGATGTGCTCTTGACATATATTTATTAAAACATTTCCTAGGCATTAATGTATTATTTTTATCTACCTCTATTTCACACATACAACAAGTTACTTTGTCATTTTCACCACCATTTTTACATCTTCTACATCTTTTATTAGATATTTTGGCCTTTAAAGTTTTCCTCTTAATTCTTTTATTTCTCTTTTGAGTTTTTTTTGGCATTATAAATTAAGTATATATAATTTATAATGTTTTATTGAGGTTTATCCAAGTAATGCGAATGGCAATGAAAAGGCTGCCTATTGATTTAGTATCATTTTTCTTTTTAGACGGTGTAATACTATAAATATACAAACTGCGATTAAAATTATTGCATATTATTTATTGGACTTGAATTGCAACCTCGTTTTCTTTGTAGTATCCTTTATCAACTAGTGATTGTGTATATGCTGTCCCTCCCCAATTAGGGTCCATTGGGTTTGGACTTACTTTAGCTGTCTCTTGTTGTATATCCATTTCATCTAAGGGAGTTGTTGTGCCAACATAATAACTTGTTTGATCGTATGCAGGATACGACTGTTTATTATATGGCGGGTCATTTCTAGTTGCATCAACTAAAAGCGTAGGATTGGGATACGCAGGTTCACCCACAGGTTCAAGAGATGCCTCCATAATTGGTGGGGTTTGTGATGCGATACCTACAGGTGACGCGGTGGATGGTGGTAAACCTGCCTGTGGTTCAGTAACACTTGGTCTAGATTTATACACCCGATTACCTTGCGCGTCATAACTCTCTTGTAAATACAACACAGGACATCTTATATTTTGACTTCGCTGCCAATCTAAAAATTCGGTATAATCTTCTAAATTTTCAAACTCAACCGGATTGACTCCTGGCACTTGTGCTAATTTAGAGTTATATAAGTAAAATCTTGAACCCTTTTGAATAAGTAAATCCGGGCATCGAGGACCATTGGGGTCACTGTTAGTAAAACCTTCTGAATCGCATCCTTTGGAATAGAAAAATAACCCAATCAAAAATACTAATATGAATAAATAGGTTAACAATGTCATTATATAATATAAGGATAAAAATGTTATAATTTATTTTCTATTTATTTTATATAATGGTTTTTAAACATATTGATAAGTCAACCCGTATAACAAAAACTGGAGTTGATTTGGTAAAAGAATTAGACAAATCACTTAGCGAGAAAACCACTCAACATTTTATTTTATTTTTTATGGAAGGGTGTGGTCCGTGTAATGCTACACGTCCAGAATGGAATAAAATGAAAAATGTATTATCCAAACAATTCTTAAATAGAGGCGATATCTACATTGGGTCCGTCGACCAGATATTTTCGGATGATTTAAAATACGTAAAATCTAAACCGTCTAGTTTTCCGACAATGAGATATATAACAAATTCAGGTGATACGGTTGAAAATTTTGAAGATAGTGCGATTAAAGACAAGTCACGAACAATTGATTGTTTTATAGATTGGATTAAGCTTAAAACAGGAGAAGACAGTATTACTAAATCCGAACCATATCATAATACAAGAGGACATCACAAACGAATTCGTCAATCCGGTGGTAAAACAAAAAGAAGGTGGTCCCTCAAATATAAAAAAAGTATAAACTGTAAAAGACCCAAAGGGTTCTCACAAAAACAACATTGCAAGTATGGAAGAAAATAATATATTGTTTATTACTGACATTTTCAACGGCTGTTAACAACCAGATCATACTACTCGTGTATGATTCCGCCTAACAGATATATATTGAATTCCCTTTATATATGTATATTAGGTTAGATACTTTAATTATATTAATTTTAAATAAAATTGAATATAATCAAACAGAATAAAAACTAGTCAACAATATATTAAATAATGGAGCACGTGTTTAGATTAGTAGATTTTAACATTTATAGCGCCAAGGATTCAAGTGATTATGACGATGAACCTAAAGCAAAAACGTATAAGGATAACTCAAATTTTATTATTCAGATGTTTGGGTTAGACGAAAGCGGTAAAACTTACTCGCTGACCGTAGAAGGATACAAACCGTTCTTCTACGTAATGGTAAACGAATCGTGGACTATTAGTATGAAAGATACATTTATATCCCACCTAAAGGATAAAATTGGAAGATACTATCAAGATTCTATAACAAACTGTAAACTAATAAGGCGTAAAAAATTATACGGTTTTGACGGAGGTAAGGAACACAAGTTTATATTTATTGAATTCGCAAATCTAAACGCATTCACAAAGGTCAAAAATTTATGGTATACCGAATACGGAAAAAATGATGATGGTAGTCAGTGTAATGACGAAGATAAAGGGAGAAAATTATTAAAAAATGGATATACATATCACAAAACAGATACGAGACTTTATGAAGCAAATATTCCTCCTTTACTTCGTTCGTTTCATATCAAAGACATAAGTCCTTCAGGATGGATTGCTATTCCAAAACGAAAGGCAACAGAATACAACGGAGCAGTAAAGAATGTAAATTGTGACTATGAATTAAAAACTGAATTTAAAGATATCATTTCGTTAAATGATAAAGAAACAAGAGTTCCCTATAAAATTATGAGTTTTGATATTGAGGCAAGTAGTAGTCATGGAGACTTCCCTGTTCCAATTAAGAGCTACAAGAAGCTTGCTACCAATATTATTGAATATTTTGAAAGTATACAACTTGATATGACAAAAGAATTATGTAAGAATATACTAAAGAGGATTATTTTAGCAGCATTTGGATACGAAGAAATGTGTCAGATTGACATGGTATATCCAAAAAAGGGTCCAGTGTCAAAAGAAAATGTGTTGAAACTTTATAATATTTGGATAGCAACATTAGTTAGAAATTTTAATTCTATTTCGAATGAAAATACGATAGAAGGTATGTTTGAAAGATATGCTGATGCAGATGAAGACGACGAACAAGAATATAAGGGTCATATTAAAGCATATAAGGACAGAACCGCAACTATTATAGACATACTTTGTGATAAAAAATTTGAAAGAGAGGGTAAACTCAAAGAACTAAACGAAACCCTCTGTAAAGTGTTTCCTAAATTAGAAGGAGATAAGGTAACATTTATTGGTTCCACATTTATGAATTATGGTAATCAAGAGCCACATTTGAATCATTGTATCGTTCTGAATACGTGTTCTAATGTCCCACAAGAGAATACGGTTATTGAACAATATAAGACAGAAAAGGAAGTATTGCTTGCTTGGCAACAGTTGGTCCAACGCGAGAACCCTGATATTATTATTGGTTACAATATATTTGGATTTGATTACCAATTTATGTTTAATCGCGCAGAAGAAACCGATTGTGTAGAAGAGTTTTTAAAGCTATCGCGTAATAAAGATGAGGTTTGCGGAACATTCACTGATAATAAATGGAAAATTGAAGAGAGTAGTATTCAATTAGCAAGTGGTCAACACGATATAAGATTTATTAAAATGAATGGTCGTCTCCAAGTAGATTTATATAATTTCTATCGTCGCGAAGCAAATCTGATTTCATATAAACTTGATTATGTAGCAGGTAATTTCATCGGTGATTTCGTAAAAGGACTAGAGTATAGCGAGACACACACCACAATTAAAACATCTAACATGACTGGGTTGTTAGTGGGTAGTTATGTTCATCTGGAAGAGATAGGGCACTCAGTAGATTATTATGCTGATGGAGCCAAATATATTGTTACTAGTGTGGACAAGATAAATAGTAATTTTAGTATTGACGGAATAATCAATCCTGATTTTGAGAAAAAGGTTAGATGGTGTTTAGCAAAGGATGATGTAACCCCAAAGGATATCTTCAGAATGACGAATGAATCAGATGACGCGAGGGCTGTTATTGCGAAATACTGTATTCAGGATTGTAACATAGTGCATTATTTATTTAATAAATCTGATATTTTGACGGGCTTTATTGAGATGGCTAAAATTTGTAGTGTACCAATTAATTTCCTTGTAATGAGAGGTCAAGGGATTAAATTAACGAGTTATATTGCAAAAAAATGCCGAGAAAAGCGAACTTTGATGCCAGTAATTGAAAAAGGAGGACTATACGAAGGATATGAGGGTGCAATTGTATTGGAACCTAAATGTGATTTATATCTTGACAACCCGGTTGCGTGTAACGATTATGCTTCTTTGTACCCTAGTTCAATGATTAGTGAGAATTTATCACACGATAGTAAAGTTTGGACTAGAGAATATGACTTGGCTGGAAACCTAACGGAGGAATGGGGTGAAAAAGATGAGAAAGGAAATTTCCTTTATGATAATTTACCTGGCTATGAGTATGTTGATATTAAGTATGATACTTATGTATATCGTAGAAAGCATCCAAAGGCCGCGGCAGAAAAGATTTTGAATGGGTATAAAACTTGCCGATTCGCACAACCGGTTCCTAATGAAAATGGTGACGGAGGAGCTATTATGCCTTCCATTCTAAAAGAACTATTAAAAGCTAGAAAAGATACCAGAAAATTAATCCCGTTACAAACAGACGAATTTATGAAAAATGTGTTAGACCAACGTCAGATTGGATATAAACTGACAGCTAACTCTCTGTATGGACAGTGCGGTGCAAAAACAAGCACCTTTTATGAAAAAGATATTGCTGCGTGCACAACAGCAACTGGTAGAAAATTATTAACATATGGCAAAAGAATTATTGAAGAATGTTATGGCGATAATATTTGCGATACAAAGAACCACGGTAAGGTAAAAACTCGTGCGGAATATATTTATGGTGATACCGATTCAGTGTTTTACACTTTCAACCTAGAAGAATTAAGTGGTGTGCCAATTCGTGGTAAAAAGGCGCTCGAGATTACTATTGAATTGGCGCAACAAGTCGGTGATATTTCAGCAAAATTTCTAAAACGTCCACACGATTTCGAATACGAAAAAACATTTATGCCGTTTTGTTTATTATCCAAGAAAAGGTATGTTGGTATGCTTTATGAAACCGATGTAAACAAGTGTAAAAGAAAGGAAATGGGTATTGTTTTGAAGAGACGTGATAATGCCCCTATTGTGAAGGACATATATGGAGGCATTATTGATATTCTAATGAAAAAGCAAAATATTCAGGAAGCTATTGATTTCTTAAAAGGATGTTTACAAAATATAGTTGAAGAGAAATATCCGATGGATAAACTAGTAATTACAAAATCGTTGCGCTCTGGATATAAAAACCCAAAATCAATTGCGCATAAAGTTTTATCTGATAGAATAACTGCTCGTGACCCAGGAAGTAAACCTAGTTCTGGTGATAGAATACCGTTTGTATATATTGTCACAAAGGACAAAAAGGCACTTCAAGGAGAAAAGATCGAGACACCTATATTTATTACAGAAAACAACCTAAAGATCGACTACTCGTTCTACATTACAAACCAAATTATGAAACCAGTTCAACAGGTATTTGCGTTAGTATTAGAAAAAATATGGACAATGAATAAAAAATTACCTAAGATCAGACAACATAAGAAGGAGGTTGAAAATATTCGCAAAGAAACCGAATGCGCTGAAAAAGCATACGAAAAGATTGAAAAATTACGTTGCTCAGAGATAAAGGCGTTGTTGTTTGATGAATATCTCAGAGTGACCAATAATGAAAAGGCAGGTGTTCAGAGTATAATAAATTTCTTCGGGAAAAAATAAACCTGAAATATAATATAATTAAAAATAATACAAATTTTTTAATTATGTTTTTATTGCTCCAATGAAATAAGTATTTTATTTTGTGTAAACTTAAAATATTGATTAAATTTTATTTTAAGTTTATTTTATGTGTTTAATTTTGGCACGACTGAGTTATTTGTTTCGAAGTAATCATATTATCAAATATCTTAGACACCATAGTTCCAATCTCGTTTAGACGATTCTCTACATTCCATACACGGTCGGAAATACTTGCGATACTATCTTCGGGTTCATCGTCTCCAGACTCATCATCATCATCCTCATCATCCTCATCCTCCTCATCATCCTCATCCTCATCCTCACTACAAGCATACAAGTGTTCATCCTCGTTATTCATTTTTTGATACTCAAGAATATCAAACCCGCGCGCTTTATCCCAAGTCTCGATAAAGCCTTCGGCCTGTAACTTTGATAAAATACCAGCTTGGTTTCGTTGATGCTTAATCGCGATTTCTTTAATCGACAATTCCAACAGTTCATATTCTCTTTGTAGTGACAATAATTCGACTATAGTCCATCTTTTTCCATATCTCTTAGCAGGCATTTTATATATATTATATATTTGGTTGTCTTTATATGGTTTTGGTTTGCTATATTTTTTGTGAAATCATTTAGTGGTCTCTTGTCCTCCTACGTTTAATATAAATATTGTAGAGCATATCCACGTTCCGAATGCTATCCACATATTACTAATCATACTTGCTCCATTATATACAATCCAACGAAGTCCTTGACAGTGTGGTGTAGCTGTCATAAACGGTGATATCAAAAAGCCAATTAATGTATCTGGTACACAAAATTTTATGTATAAATGTGAAGATATATAATGGGCTGTAATCCACATTAAATATACTCCACAGACATTAGAAACAAATTTTATAGATTTCACTAGAAAATGAAAACAAATAGATAGAGTTTTTTCGATGTTAAAAAACGATATATTTTCATACTTAGCCCGGGTTTCGGTCATTATGATATAATATGTATAAATCTTTATATTATATTGATAATATTTATTGACGAGTTCTATTGTTAAAACGAGATATCATACTGAATAGTGTATACGGATCTGATGTGTTTACGATATTATTTGACAGGTCGGATATTATACCCTCTATAACCTGCATATTATTTGTGTTTAACAAAGGAAGAAGAATACTTGCCGTTTGTCTGTTAGGAGTATTTGTAGTTTGAGGTTCTGAATTATCTATTATGTTTCTCTCTTCGTTGCTTTCGGAAGTACCTTCTTCAGTGTCTGGTGATGTCTAGGTTGCTGCTAGAAGATCAATATAGTTGTTGCTAGCATCGCGAACATCAAACCGGCATACAGGACAAGTGCTGTGTGTAGCAAACCATGTATGTAATCCATTTGTGTGAAAAAGATGTCCGCAGTGGCGAATCATTGTAACTGTATCTGAATCAGTAAAATCTACTATCGAAATTGGACAAGATATATTTCTTGGTATGCTGATATCAGAATATCTAACTCTTCTAGTAGCAGTCTCAATTTGAGATTGTGTAGGATATATATCCACTGGGTCATTAAAATTTTGTATTATGTCAGACAAACTTCTTTGTACTGAGTTACCCGTTGAATGTAGTATATAATGTTGAACACTATCAATAATATATGGATATGTCGTATTATCTATAAATATTTGCCCTAAATCTCTAGACGTGTCTAGTTCACTAGTTGAAAAAAACTGATTAATTGGCGAATGATTATTAGATGTATTACTATTTGTTGAAAATGTTGTAGGTTGTCTGACACTTGTAGGTTGTCTGACACTTGTAGGTTGTCTGACACTTGTAGACTGTCTGACACTTGTAGACTGTCTATTATTATTGGATTGTCGTGTTGTATTTGAACGGTCGGGGGTTATCAACATATCTACAATTAAATTGCGTATTCGTAAGTTATCTAGCATTAAATCCGACGCCGACAAATTAAGTCGGTCAATTTGCGTTATATTGTCATTATACATTCCATTAAGGATTTGGATAAGTAACAAGTTTTCATTGCTTATACTGTATATAGACGGATTACTCTCCATTTAAATATATATAATTAAATCTGTTTAAACGGATTGCGTCATCTATATTAATGAATATTGCAAAATATAAAGGTAAAGGTTTAAGTGGACTAGCAAATCTCGGGAACACATGTTTTATTAATTCGTGTGTACAAATTCTCTCACATACATACGAATTAAATAATATTTTGGATGATGAAACCTATAAATGTAAGCTAAGAAAGACGCATGATTCAGTTCTTATTCTAGAATGGGATAACCTACGAAAAATTATGTGGACTGAAAATTGTATTATCTCTCCTGGTAAATTTATTAAAACTATTCAACGTGTAGCGCAGCTTAAGGGAATGGAAATGTTTACTGGTTTTTCGCAAAATGATCTACCTGAATTTCTATTATTTTTGATTGATTGTTTTCATACGTCATTGTCAAGAGAAATCAGCATGACAATATCAGGTAAACCCAATAATACAACAGACATAATTGCGATTAAGTGTTTTGAAATGATAAAGAATATGTATTCAAAGGAATATTCTGAAATTTGGAACTTGTTTTATGCTGTGCATGTTTCAGAGATTACAAACTTGGAGACCGGAGAGACACTAAAAATAATACCAGAACCTTATTTTATGATTGATTTACCGATACCTGAAAATAATAAGTCCCCGTCCCTAATTGATTGTTTAAACCATTATGTAGTCGGTGAGACGCTAGAAGGAGAGAACGCGTGGTATAACGATGAAACTAAGATGAAAACAAATATCAGGAAAAGGATTCAATTTTGGTCATTTCCGAATATACTAGTAATAGATTTTAAAAGGTTTAACAGTCGAAGACAGAAGAACCAAATTCTAATAACATTTCCGTTAGAAACACTCGATTTATCTGAATATGTTATTGGGTATAAAAAGGAAAGTTATAAATATGAGCTTTATGGTGTTTGTAATCACAGTGGAGGAGTTATGGGAGGACACTATACAGCATATGTTAAAAATGCTAATGGTAAATGGTATCATTTTAACGATACTAGTGTATCTGAAGTAGGAAACGTGGGTTCAATTATATCCCCCAAAGCATATGTTCTATTTTATAGGAGACAAAATACTAATATATAAAAATATTTATTTATTGCCCGATATTATTTTAACTATTTATATATTATAAATGGAAGTAGTAAATACAACATCAACAATTGACCCAGTAAATATGTATGATTATTTAAATAGTTACATTCTAAATCCGACTGTTTTTATAATTATCATATTGGTTATTGTCGTATTTTTTATTTTTTCATATTCTTTAGATAATACTAATGTAAGTTTAGGCGAGGGCAATAATACTAGTTCAAATATAATGAGTGGGGTTGTTGTTGTGATTTTGTTGATTTTAATTGTTATAAATGCCTTTCAATACTTTTTCAGTATAAATGTAACAGCATATATTCAAGGGCTTTTCACACCAAAAACGACGATAGATATAGTTGTAGACCAGAGCACATATCAACCAGAAGCCTCACCTGTTCCTGAGATACGATTTAAAAAACAAGTGTTTAACATTCCTGGTAATTATTATAATTATGAGAATGCAAAAGCAGTTTGCAAAGCATATGGTTCAGATTTAGCATCATATGATCAAATAGAAAAAGCATATAACAATGGTGCCGAATGGTGTAATTATGGCTGGTCAGACAATCAATTAGCATTATTTCCTACACAAAAACAAACTTATAAACATTTGCAAACAATTCCAGGTCATGAAAATGACTGTGGAAGAGCAGGAATAAATGGAGGTTATATCGCAAATCCGAATGTAAAATTTGGAGTAAATTGCTACGGTTATAAACCAAAAATAACCCCCGAAGAAGAGGAATTAATGAAAACTGAACCACCATACCCTGTGTCAGCAAAGGATATTGCTTTCCAAAAACGTGTTGATTACTGGAAAAATAATGTAAGTGAAATATTAGTATCTCCATTCAATCACAATAGTTGGGGGTCATTTTAATCAGGGAAATTATCGAGAAAAAAAACCATCTGGTGAGAGGTATTAAAATAGTTTTATTTATATTATTATATTAAAATTTAGATTTACAAGTACAAGGAACACACATATTATTTATTTTTGAATGATGACATCAAATTTGTTGTACATTTCAGTTCTGCGCTACACGCCTTAAGCAGGGTGGTGTATAAAGCATCACCTGGAATACATTCTAATTCTATAATCTTTTTCGCAATTTGCTCATTAAGTCTATCAATTGCGATAGTTATGGTCGTCATCAACCGATGAACTGATTGAATATGATGATAGTTTTCAAAACACTTGCGGATATAAATATTTGTATTAATAAATCGGTAGGCGTCGCAAATAGTTGCAACCCGCTCCAATCTATTGGTAGTGGGAGGAACATTATTAGGCGCCATGATAATATGTAGGTCATTTAATGCTTTAGCACAACGAACCATATTTCGTGTAACAGACCTACCCTCGGGATTTAAACCATATAAAGTCTCACTAACTATTGGTGAGCTTACACCAAGACGTGTAATAACAACTTTATTCTTGGTCATATTTAGGGCAACCATTTTTTTAGTTTGGCTTCTTGTGTTCATTGTAAATGTTGCTGAATTAATTTAAAATTCTAATGTATTGTTTTATACACACAGTTACTCATATATTTATCATCTAAATTTTGTTTTATGCTTTAATTAATTTATATATCATTTGCATTTTTGTTGTTCATAAATATTTGTGAGAACCAAACAATAAATATGATGCGCGAATAATAATAATAGCAACCATTTAATTTTTAAACAAATATGGAAAGTTACTGAAATAAAATTAATAACATATGTAATATATTTTATTAATGTGTCTACTAATGAATATTTAGCTAGAGATGCCCTACAAATAGGACACGAATTGGTGACCATATACCATACATTAAGACAGTTTATATGAATCCATCCATCACAACAACAGTTAAATGTGTATAAAGGCGGCGATTGTAATTTTATAGGATTTGATTCAAACCGTGTATCAAGCTCTAAACAAATAATACATTCGCTTGGTTCAAATTCTTCTCGTAATTCAAGATTATAATGGTCTACAATTCTAAATAACATTATGCTTAAAATATCTCACTTCAGATGTATACTTTCATTTTTTTTCGTTTAGTTCCTTTTTTATTACTTCCACCAGTTCTGCGGGTGACTTTTTTTTTGCGTTGTCTTAATGTGTTTTCGTGATGTGTGACTACCTCCAATAATTTTGTATGTAAATCATCGCTTATTTCATCATCAGAAGAATCGTTATCTTCGTCGTCTTCTTCATATGACCCCCCCGTCTGCTTATTTTCATACATAAATGCCCAATTTGGAACTACTAAACTTTCAAATAAATCAGAGACTTTATCACCCCCGCCAGTTTGTTGATTTACTGTCATTATAGGGGACATTCCAAGTTTCATCATAATAGAATTTACACTGAACCCTCCCGAATTTATTCCACCCTCGCTATTATATACTAATTCATCGCCTCCGATATAACTTATTTCGCTCATATAAATTATTTATATATTAATTAATTATTAGAAAACCGCTTTATTTCTGGAACGACTTTAACAGTTCTTTTTTGTTTAATATGTTCCATCATTATTTTAACTTGAGATTCATTTTTTATAATTTCGCTTAATGTCTTTTCTAAATATCTAAAAGTAAGTGGTTCTTGGACCTTGGTATTTACAAATCTTAATTTACCATCACTAATCTTAACCGTTGAATCAGAAAGATTATTGGAAAAAGCGTGAGTTGTTATATTTTGTTCCAATGAGTTTCGTTTATCTCTTAGCTCTTTTGCCTTATCATTTAACTGTTTAAGTTGGTTGTCTATTTGAACCCATTGTTGAATCTGGTTTTCAAAACTCATTATTATTTATATGCGATATAATATAAATAGTAATATTACACAATAATATTTATGGTAGTTATTCTGGTTCTTCCTTAACGTCTGCGATTTTTCTTTGATTTCCCGCCACGTTTCTTGCGGTATGATTGTTGTAAAGCTAGAATACTGAATGGTACGAGTGCTTGACTAATAACCTCACCAACAAGGCCTCCACGTCTATTCTTTCGGCTCTTTTTGCCTGCGCGCTGGATCAATTCAATGTTTGATTGAGTTGGAGCTACAGCAAATGTGGCATTTTGTCCTTGAACGCCAATTGAGGTATTTGATTGGTTGCTACCGTAAGCACCTCCTTGTTCAAAAACCCTTGCGTATTGTTCTGGAACGGAACCGTTTACATAACTACCATATGTTGATGCTGAAGTGTAGTTTCCACTACCTCCTCGTTTAACTCCGCGAGAACGTCTGTTAGAACGTCTATGTCTACGACTAGTGCTATGTTTTGCCATTTATATAAATTGGTGAGAAAAAATAAATATATAGGCAATTGAATACATTTAAAAACGTGTGCGAATAATTGTAATATTAATTGAAACGCCTAAATAGTGATATATATCTACACGTTAGTTTCTAGTTAAAATATTTTTGTTATTGGTTGTTTATTACGCAGAAGTATTACTAAAATTATAAGTATTGCTAAAATCATTATAAATATTAAAAATACCAACGAAACAGTTATATAAATATATGGATTAATTTCATATAATATAAAGTCAATAACAGGTTTCAATAACATCTTAAATTCATTTTTGATATCCTCTCTTTTCAAAATATCCAAGAATTGATTAACTAATGAATCTTTCATAATAAACCAGTATATAAATATTGTAGCTTTTATGCGTGTTTTTGGTTATTAATTTTTCTATAAATTCTTTAGTATGGAAAATATAATTGAGCCAAACGACTCTTTCGACTTTACAAAACTTTCTTTAGCACATCCTGTAGGAATACAAGGTGGCGCATATTTTACTAAAATTGAATATAGTGGTAAGCCGTTATACATTCAAACGTCTAAAAGTCAAACCAGACAGGGAATAGTCAAAACAGGTAAAAAATATTACTGTGACTTAATGTTTGATAAAAATGCGGGTCCTCTTATTAGTTGGTTTGAATCTTTAGAAGAAAGATGCCAAAAATTAATATTTGATAGAAGGGATACATGGTTTGAAAATAATTTAGAATCAACTGATATTGAATCCGCATTTGGTTCTACAATTCGCGTTTACAAGTCAGGTAAGTATTATTTAGTAAGGACGAATGTAAAAACACATAATAGTTCCCCGTTTATAAAAATTTACAGCGAACACGAGACCACAATGAATGCGAATGATATTACAGAGATAACCGATATTATTTCAATATTAGAGATACAAGGAATCAAATTTACAGCTAGAAATTTTCAGATTGAGATTGAATTAAAACAAGTTATGATATTAGATGCCGAACCCTTGTTCGATAACTGTTTAATAAAAACATCAACAAAAAAACATGAAGAAATCAGTAGACCATTAATACACGAAGGTAAACCTTTAGAGCAAAACAATGAAACGACAGAATTTGAAGAGTTGACTGAACTTGAAGGAATATATGATATAAATAAAAAGATAGATGTTCCTATTATAAGCTCAAACACATCTAATTTAGAAGAAACCACATCCAGGCTATCTTTAGAAGAATTCGTATCAAATGAGAATGATATTCCATCTGAATCTCAAGAATACACTGAAAATATTTCATTAGATTTGGAATTTGAAAACTTAGATGAGAACATTGAGGAGAATACAGACGAATTAAAGGAGATAGATAATTTGGATTTAGATTTAGAGAATAATTTAGAGACAATCCATCTTAAAAAACCAAACCAAGTCTATTTTGAATTATATAAGGAGGCTAGAAATAAAGCCAAGTTAGCAAAAAAGAATGCACTTCTTGCTTATTTAGAAGCCAAGAACATTAAGAAAACATACATGCTTGACAATTTAAATGACAGTGATAGTGATTTTGACGCAGAAATTGATGATGTATCAGAAAGCGAATTAGAAGGACTATAAATTTAACCCGCAAATTGAGAAATGTTTAGAATAATTAATATGTATTCTAAAAATTATTTTATCATTAATTTTATATAATGACAGTCTCTTTAAAGAAACTTTGGAATGACTATGGAATTGGAGCAATTATTGTTTTACTAATTATAGCATATGGAGTTAGTGTATTTGCTGGTTACCTAGGTGCTAAGGGTATGCCAGGTTTAGAAACTAACGCACACATGCAACAACAATACAAAAACACGAATACCCAAGCTCAAGCTGGTGTCCGCCCTTCCGACCCCAACGGCAATGAAGTTTTTGCCTCTGCTAACGGTGTCCAGACCAGTATGCCAGGTGTACCTTCATCATGTTCACAACCAAATATTCAGAACCCTGCTGAACTTTTACCCAAGGATTCTAACTCACAATGGGCTCAATTGAACCCCTCCGGTAAAGGCGAACTTGCCAATGTGAATTTGCTCAAGGCTGGTTACCATATTGGTATCGATACGGTTGGACAAAGTTTGAGAAATGCTAACCTTCAAATTAGGTCTGAGCCTCCTAACCCTCAATTGAACGTGGGTCCCTGGAATACCAGCACAATAGAACCAGATTTTATGAGACCTCCGCTCGAGTTAGGTTCTGGTGCTCAATAATTTTGTATAAAAATGGATTATATATGGTCTCAGTAGTCTCAATTAATTAATATCAAAATCTTTATATTCGTTATACTTACACATATAAATATTTTGAACATTATTTTCATTTGTAATTTTTTCAATATTTTTACACAATTCACTTAACCAATCATATTTATTACCCCTTTTTATATTTCAAACACCGATTATAAATTTTTAGTAAAACAAAAATAAATTTTAAATAAAAAAAAATGAAATACTTTTATATGTTAAATTTAAGTTATAAATTGAAATATAATAAAACTAAAAAAATAAATTCATTAAAGGAGGTATGAAAACACACGCAATAATATCACAAGATAATAAATATAGATATCAATTATCTCGTATATGGGACGAAGAAAAACCAACGATTTTATTTATAATGTTAAATCCATCTACCGCTGATGCTGACCGTGATGACCCGACTATTCGTAGAGTTATGAATTTTGCGAAATTTTGGGGTTATGGTGGTGTTTTTGTAGGCAATTTATATGCTTTTCGTAGCACTGATCCTAAGGCATTGCGAAAAGTAGAAAACCCTATAGGCGAGGATAATATACAACATATCCAATCTTTAATCGGATTAACAGAAAGAGTTATATATGCTTGGGGTAATAATCAAAGAGAGCCTGATTGGTTATGTCATTTAGTTGATAGTCCTTATTGTATAGATATTTCAAAAAAAGGAATTCCAAAACATCCATTATATTTAAAAGGTGAATTACAACCTAAATTATATTTAAGAGACTTATAAAAGGAGTTGTTTTAAATCTTCAAGTGTGTAAGTGTTCATTCTTATTAATAATCTAAATACATTTACTCTTTTATATTTCAATTAATTTAATACTATATATTATGGAGAAGCATAGCATATTTTTTTATATTTTTATAGTATTCATTCTTTTCTTTTGTCTGTTAATCTATTATCAATCGGACGCATATAATCTTAAATGTATCATTGCTTCCGAAGATGGAAATCGATACTGCGTTAGAGAAAGAATGAAACTAGAACTTGCAGCCAATCTTTTAGCTCAAGTTACTCAAAAAATGAAAGATATGGTAGCATATATGAAGGCGACCCATCCAGACGATCCGCGCACTATTCGTCTTGTCGAAGGGTTTAATCCTAAAACAATTAGCGAGACATTACCAACAAGTGAATTAACTGCTTACAGTGAAAATAAAGGAGAGAAAATTGCTTTCTGCTTAAATACAACCAAAGAAGGTAATAAATTAATTGACATTAATACTCTTACATTTGTGGCTTTACACGAATTATCACATATAATGACTGAAACGGTCGGACACAAACAAGATTTTTGGCAAAATTTCAAATACATGTTACAAAACGCAAAGGAAGCAGGAATATATGACCCAATTGATTATAAGAAAAACCCACAGCAATATTGCGGTATGGATATTAATGATAATCCGTATTATGATTTAGTATAATTTTAATAGTTGATATAATTTTAATATCTAGTCTATATAAAATGGAAAACGCGTTAATGATGTTTGTTCACTCTCTAATTATAACTATATTTTTGTATGTAATAATGAGATTCGGGTTGAACCAGTCTAACAACAAGGCACTTGATAGAAGTATCTTAATTGGCGCATGTATACTAATATATATGATTCTGTTTGGTCACGGGGCACCTACGCATATCAATAAAAATATTATGTAATTAGCTCGATATATTTATTAATATATAATACTAGTGAATTTATAATTTTCATCTCTTCATACAAATTTTGATATTCAATATTTGTATGGTCGCGTATTTCAGGCATATCATTTAATTTTTTACAGCAGTAACCATTAATTTCTGTAAAAAATTGCAATTATCTACATTCAAATAAGTACCCATCTTAAATACTAATATAGTTTGTTTTGTATTTTAATATCTTTGTGTGATAATTAAATTAAAAATAATAGTAGCTTTATATATATGTCAAAGTCAGTATCAAAAAAAATACCAGAAATAAAACAACCTTTAGCTAGTAATATATATAAAGTAAAGCTCGTTACTGAGGGCAATGTAAATACGATCTTTGTATTTACAGGTAGACGAATAGAAAAAAGTGAAACAGAATTATTTGAGAAGATTTTTACCGAGAGCGAAATTGAACAAATTAAAAACGATAAAATCACAATAAAATTTTCTGAACAGCAAATACATTTTGACGATTCAATTGGAACAATTAAAATTAAAATACTTAGCGAGCTTAGGCGCGATATTTCATTGGACGAAATATATTTATATTGTCAAAAAAGGGAAATGCTTAGTGCAGGTTCTGTTTACGACTCACTTACACAAAATAATAGACTTCCGTTGACACAAGTTAGATTAGACCAATTTATTTCGAATATTGTTAGCAATGAATCAGGGTCTCTTTTTGAAAAACCGCCTGAAAAGGATGTATATACGTTTGACGACATTTTCGAAATGGGATTTGATGATAAAACATATATTTTAAACAAGGTTCTAGGACAAAAATTTTTCATTGTTGAGAACGAATATCCGTTTATTTGTAATCCATATGCTGTTACAGAATACGACACGTTTTTTGAAAAATCTGCTAGGAAATCATTAACAACCTTAAATAGTCATTTATTACTAAATAGCGGCAATTTAATAGACAATAGTATTTTTTTATGTATTGCTGATGACGTTATATCTTATCTTGAACCAAAGGGTGTATCTGTAGAGACAACTATAAAGATATATTATCCTTCATTGTATAATAAAAATATTAATAGTTTAGATGACCTGAATGACAATCGGGATGCTTTAGTTGAGTCTAGTAAAAAATTATTAGATAAAAAAACTATGACATCATTTAAAACAATTGATATGTTTTACGACATATTTAATTTAAAAACTACTAATTTAAATTACGTGGCAAAGGGGATCAAATATATTAAAGCTGTGATAAGACCTGACTTTAATGTCAAAATTCCATTGGAAGTAATATTCAAGGTAATTCATGCTACAGAGACAAACCCGTTAATTAAATATAATCCTTCTACAAGACAAGAAAACGTATACAGACTATATACAGACAAAATCGCAAAGGACGGAAGAAAAATTCCATTTCTTAAAAAGGTTACCGTTTTAAAATTAATCAAGACTATTGGGCGAAATAAAACAGTTTCAGTTTACATTGAATCTGAACGGTCAGGTATCTCAGAACCTGTAGTTTGTGAATTTGATGAAGATGGCTTTATAACAATTAGTTCTGAGTTTAAAGCACCTATTGAAATTGATGAAATTGATACCATGTTTAGAGCCACGATAAACCCAATTATTGGGCAACTTAAGGAGTTTTTACTGCAAAGTGGATACAAATTAAATTTATTTAATAGTTTAAACGACCCAAATATTGAAATTAAACAACTCACTTACGAATCACAAATTAAAATTAACAAATCTCTTGATATTAACGCATATAATGGATGTATATCAAGTGTATTTATTAATGAAACTAACCAATTAAAAGGTGATAAGGTGAGTCTACGGTTTAAACGGGTTTCAAATTATAGCAAATTTACTAGCATAGAAGCATTCATTTTGGAAAAAGCAGACCAAGGGCTTAGAGGTGACCAAATTATAGAATCCCTTTTAGAAAATTTCTCAGGTGAATTAGACCGAGAACAAGCCGTAGAAATGGTGAGAAAAATAGCTAATGAACTAGAAGTCGAAAGGGGTGTTCGTAAAACAGACATTAAAATTAAAAATAGCCCTGGATTTAGAACGACAATAACTCTTGAAAGAGAGACAGGGATTATCACAGTTACAGTTGAAAACATAAATAATATTTTTTATTTATATACGATACCCATTTATATTGATACGATGATTCGCTTAACGCAAGATAAAAATAGTACAACATATCCAAGTAAAGAAATAGAAGAATTATGTTCGATTGAACCTACAGAAGAAATTGTTGTCGATGATATTATTTCATCATCTGAAGAATCGGCGTCTAAATCTGAAGTTCCTTCTTTAGAACCGTCTGATGATGAAGTTAAATATACAAAATATAGAACTGTTGACACGAATAAACCAAAAGGAGCACTCAGTTTATTTTTTGATGAGGATGACGATGATGATTATGATGGAGATGATGGCGAAATAGATAGATATGAAGGAGGAGAACCTAGCACTGAATCTTCAATTTCGAGTGAAGTTGAAAGTCCCGACGAACAACCTAAATTAAAAAATGTTAGTGAAAAAGCATCAAATAGTGCTACCTCACAGAATGAGTTAGAATCGTTTGGAAATGAATCAGAAAAGTCAATATCTTCAGAACCTAGTATAAACAAGAAACTAACAAGTGATGAGAATGATAGTAATATCTTAGTTGAAGAAAAAGGAACCCCCTTAGAGGAAGGTGAGTCACCAATTGTGGAGGGAGAAGATGAACCAATTGTGGAGGAAGGAGAGAAACCAATTGTGGAGGAAAGAAAGAAACTAATTGTAGAAGATGACGATGAAGAACAGGAAGAGGAAGATGATGAACCAAATGATGATGAAATAATTATTGAGGAAGAAACTGATGAAGACGACGAAGTTAGAAATATCGACGGGATGAAGCTTAACAAGCCTTACTACTTTCAAACTCTAATCGAGAAAAAGGACCCTGTGTTAATTTTAAAAGAGGATACACCGCAATTTAACTCATATCCTAGAACGTGTAGTTCAAACATGAGGAGACAACCAATTATTTTAACGGATGGTCAACTTGAGAAAATAAATAAGGACCACCCTGATTTCCTCAGGAAGGAAGATGTCATTAAATATGGTTCTGACGAAAAACACCAATATAATTATATATGTCCCCGTTATTGGTGCTTAAAAAATAATACACTTGTCAAACCTGATGAATTGAAAGAGGTTGTCGGAGCAGATGGTAAAAAGGAGTTAATTCACCCTACATGTGGAAAGGTTTTACCTAAAGGCGAAAAACTCGTAAAACCAGGTTATTATATTTATGAGTTTTATGATGAAAAACCAGGCAAGAAAGATTATAAAAAATACCCAGGATTAATTCCCGACTCACACCCAAAAGGTCTATGTGTTCCGTGTTGTTTTGATAAGTATAATACTGAAGGTAGGGTCAAAGCAAATGAGAGATGTTTGGACAACAAACCAGTAGATAAAACTGGAAAACCGCCTGTCAAAAAGGCAGAAGATGAATACATAAAGGGGCCTGATAAATTTCCACTTGATGCTGGTCGATGGGGATATCTTCCTGGCGAAATACAATCAATGCTCCAAGAGGTTAACGCGGATTGTCAAATAAGTAAAACCAATACAAATATTAAAGAAAATCATCCGTGTTTACTACGTCACGGTGTAGAGGTAAGTAAAAATCAGTCTTTTTTGGCATGTATTTCAGATGTTATTTTCTTTGGAAAACGAATTACAAATGAACAAGAAAATAAAAAGAATGAAGCTAGGGTATTAAGCATTAAAGAGTTCAGACAGCGCATAATAAAAGGTGTTTCTATTGATTTATTTACTAAATACCAAAATGGCAACTTAGTAATAAATTTTTATGACCCAGATAAAAAGGTAGATGTGGAGAAATATACAGATACTAAATTATACACAATACTTGACATGAGTAAACGCGAAGATAAATTATATTATTCAAAAGTAGTTTCTGCATATGAAAATTTCATAAGCTTTTTACAAGATGATGACATTGTAATTGACCACACGTATTTATGGGATATAATAAGTATGCCAAATAAATACATATTCCCTAATGGTGTAAACCTTGTCATATTTCAAATTCCCAAAGATGATATTACAAATAATGTTAACCTATTATGTCCAACAAACCATTACTCAAATGAGTTTTATCAATCAAGGAAACCGACTATTATCTTGATGAAGGAAGACAACTATTACGAACCAATATACTCTTATACAACGCATAACAATAAAATTTCTATTGTCAAGGAATTCAAAGAACTCGACACCACCCTTTCGAAAACAATGCGAACAGTTTTTAAAGAAATACTTAAACCGTTCTTTAATACTATTTGCGCACCACTTGATAGTATGCCTACAATATACAAATTTAAAAGGGGTATATTGCTTTATGATTTGGTCAATAAATTAGACAAGTACGAGTATACAATTACAAAATATGTCCTGAATTTTAATAATAAGGTGATTGGTGTTGTGGCGCAAGAGCCAGCGCCGTCTAAAAGAAGTGGTTTTATTCCATGTTATCCATCTTCTCTTGAGGATATTAAAGTAAACACATCGGTTGTATTAATGACCGATTTAACACTTTGGAATACATATACGCAGACAGTCCAGTTTTTAAATAAACTTTACAAAAGAAGTGGTAAACGCAAAAAAATGTCAGATATTCCTTGTAATCCCGCATATAAAGTTATTGAAGATGAACATGTTGTTGGTATTTTAACAGATACAAACCAGTTTATTCAATTATCAGAACCAATACGTATAGATGAAATTGACCCAGATCTAGATATACCTTCTATAAATAATGATAATTATATTGTTAATATAAAATCATCACCGATGGTTTCAACCGACGCGGAGATTATGACACTACAAGGTGTAGATGAGTTACGCGTTGATTATATAAAAAAAATCCGTCTAGAGACAAATTTCTATAATGTTTTTAGAAATACCATTAGAATCTTAATAAATAATTATGATAACGCAAAAATTAGAGTTAAAATTGAGAGTGAACTAGCAAAGGAGTATATCTTATACTCTGAAAAACTAAAAAATGTTATTACTTTATTACACGAACTAGTAGAAAATAAAATACAATTTACAGGAGATGAAAACTTTTATAAATTAATTGATAAGGTTTCAGTGTGTGTTGTTAAGGATGCTGACACTTGTTCTAGCACAAAAAATTTATGTATTACTGAAAATGATAGTTGTAACCTAATTTTACCAAACAAAAATATCATTACAAATAATAGTAATGAAACAATTTATTATTCTAGAATGGCAGATGAGATAATAAGATATAGTAGAATTAAATCATTTATGTTCCAACCAAAATCATATTTGTCGTTTGGAAATATAGGTTATAATTTGAAGGATAATGAGATTATAATGATTCAGTCGTTATTGATGCAATATTTTGACACATTAGATCCAGCAGTAACTAATAAATATATTAAATATAATTCGTATGATGACGCAAAACCCATTGTGTCTCAGGTATATGAGAATACAATTTCATATTTAGACCATTCTCGTGGTGATGAATCTAATAAAAAATGTGAAAAGGTTGTAAAACAACACATTACATCTGGTATATGGAAAAAGTGCTTTCCTAGTTCATACTCTGAGATTGAATATAGTAAGTTTGCGCAATGTTCTTTTACTCTTATATCTGATTTAATAGAGAAAAAAACTGGCAACAAATTATCAGTTAACACCATAAAGAATATATTACTAGAAGAATATACCCCCCTGTTGGTTAAATATCATGATAAAATAGTCGATATTTTAATAATGGAAGGGAAAAAAACTCTAGGCGACCAGGTTATCGCACAGACTCTTTCCTTCCAAAATTTCATATACTCAGATAATTATTTTTTGACGACATTAGATTTATGGTTGTTGGTTTTAAAATATAAAATTCCTACTGTTTTCATATCTCAAAAATGGATTTTACAAACTAGATACGATAAACACGAATTTTTGGGGTATGGAAATATGGACGACAAGTTCGCATTTATTATATTGCCTGGGTTTAGACCTCAAAATATTCCCGTATATAAATTAATCCAAACTGACACAAAAGATATATTTACCCCTCTTAATAAATTAGGTGATGATTGTGTAGATAATATAAGAAGTGCTATAAATAATACTCAGACTGTGTCTGCGTATCTCGAAACATTTGAAAAGGCAGCAAAAACAAATTATGACAAAAAAAAACCGATGAATCTAATTATTCAAGACGAACAAGACGAACCGCCTAAAAAACGTAAAGCAAAATTAATTATAGAACCTAGTTCATCTGTATCAGAGGAAGAGATTATTCTACCTGTTAAGAAAAAACGTTCCAAGAAGGTATTGGTAAGGGGAGAACACACTAAGACAGTAAAATTAAAACGACCCAAATCAAAATAAATATAGTGTTAAATTATTCAATTATATAATTATATAATTTAACTTACTGAATCTTCATCTTCACTGTAACTATCATGGTTATCTGTATTATTTAAATATACCGCCGTCTCCGTTTCAGTATCACTATCATTAGTGTCGTGAGTAGGTTCGTCAGTCTCTTCATAAGAATTATCAATTACTCCGCGATAAACAGAGTGTTCTGTTTCTAGGTGATCGTCTAAAAATCTCTCTTTTTGTGCGGCAACGTCTAAGAATTTTATATGTTTGTCATCAAATTCAATTTGCTTTCCGCAAATTTTTCTTTTGAAGCCAATCCCGGGTTTATAAAATAATTTTATAATTTTCCGTCCAAATTTAGGGTTAAATTTATAAAAACGCCGCATACTACGGATAAATAATATAGACATTTGTTCACGTTCAAATCCAATCATCCCATATACTGTATTCATATGTAATAATAAATATGGTTGAAATATTTTTATCATTTTATTTTTTGGAAAATCGGCATCAATGTTGAGTTTACTTTGTAGATTATATTTATTACAATAAATGTTATAATAATTTATCATCGTCATTATTTCTGTAACAAGAGTATTTTCCGGTGATGTGTAAACAAAATTCCGTATAGAGTATTCCCTCAATATATATTCATTTTTATATTTGAAACAATTGATGTTAAAATTTTCTCTGAAAAACCGAAAATACAATTCAGAATATAAATCTGTTTTATATCGGATGAAAAAATATATATTATATAAATCAGATTTATTAAACGGAATATTACTATATGGATTTTTAATAGGAAGTGGTTGCGCAAAAAACATATAAGAATTTACCAATGACGTATCGATAATTTTAATTAAGTCGTGTATCCTAAACAAATATTTTGAATTATTTTGAACTATACAGATAACGTTGTTGTCGTTTACATTCAATGTATTTAAATACATGTCTGTATTAGAAACAATCTTAGTTCGTTTATACTTATATATTTTTACTAATCTGTTCAATATATTGTATGTTTTTTGTATTCTACAAAAATAATCAATAAAATCCGATTCGTGGCCTTTAATTATTAAACCATTTATTGTATTATCAAAAAATTTGAATTTATTTACGACGGTTAATTTCAACTCGTACATAATACCAAACGCTAAGCGAATGTTCGTATTGACATTGTTGTGAGTAGTATCCTGGTTAAAAAAATTTATATCACAATGCGCTATATTTTTAATAATTAATTTGTAAGTCTCCATAGTTCTCATTGTGTAATATTATAGTTTATATTTAATATATAATATTTAATATAAATTTATAGATTTGTAATTTTATAACTTTGCTACTCTAAAACCCAGGATTATATGCGTTGTCATCACCCATATCTTCTCCTTGGATAGTGTTAACGTTTGTTTGAATAGATATTTTATTAATACCGCAAGGGTCGTCTAGACTAGGAACATTTCCAAAGAACTTATCAAATTCGTCGTCAGGATTAATAAGTTTATATTCGCTAGCTGCCTCTAGTTTTTGCATTTCTTCAATATCTAATACAACTTGGAACGCCGCAGTTCCAAACAACCCTTCTTGTCCACACATAACATTTGCTGAGATTCCCCTCATTGTATCTAATTCAGCGTGTCTTGCTGCCTTTAAGAACATTTCAGGTGTTTCCTCAAACGATGCTTTTGCGATAGGACCAATGTTATCATTATTAATACCGTGTCTGAAGATTGAAATTAACTTTTCAGTATAAGTCATTCTATCAACTAATACACTATAATTGTGGTAATTGATATATGTTCCATCAAACTCGACGACTTCAACTAACTCGTTGTAGATTGCTTGTCTGGCAGCTTCAATACCAAGAACATTAAATACTTCAACAATACTGTTGCTAACAGTTCTTTTATTATCAATAAAGTCAAGTCCTAACACTTCTAATAGATTTGTTCCAATAGTATCAAGAACCCAGATTTCTTGCTTTTTATATACTCCATTTTGTTCTACCATATTATCAATAATTTTTCTAAGAATTACCTTGTTAATACCTTTTGTACCTCTCAACACAATATTCTTAAGAAGTTGGTCTTGGAAATTTTTCAATAAATATATGTGGTCTGATTGATCAAGAGGATTTACCTTTGTCTTTTTATTTCCACCTCTTCCACTACCAGACTTAATCACCTCATTCATTCTGATTCTAAATACTAGTTTATCCGAATTGAAATCGGAGTAAATGCAGTTTATTTGTTCATCAAAACAATTTTTCAATGTGAAGTTGACGTCGTCCATTGTAATATTTTTCTCAAGCATTACTTCTGGGTCCATAATCATTCTAATAATCCATTTTGATTTTTCGTTTTCGTCTGTCTGAAGCGACCCCTCTGAACATTCTGAAACCATATTCTCAAAAGCCCTATATTGTTCAATTGTATCCTTATCCTCATTAATTAATGTGTTAAGATCGTCGGGGTCAAAGCAAACTTCAATTGTTTTTACGATATCTTCTAATTTAGTATGCTCTAACATATACATAATAGTACTAGCTTTTTCTTTGTATATTTCATCTTCCGGTTTAAGATATATACTAAGGGAAGGGTTTTTGATATCAGTTGACAATGACAAAATTTCTTCAATTCTGGGAACACCACGAGTAACATTTGACTTAGACGCTACTCCAGCAAAATGGAATGTATTTAGTGTCATTTGGGTAGATACCTCGCCGATACTTTGACCAGCAATCATACCAACCATTTCTCCGGGAGCAACAATTGCTCTTTTATAATCAATCGTAATTGTATCAAGCAATAATGATAATGCTACACGATTAAATCTCTTTACTATTAGCAAGTCCTTAGGAGACAAATAGTAGAAGAACATTATCTTGAAAAGGTTTGTAGGCGGAGCATAATAAATTTTGGTGAGGTTGCTAAAACACGTTTCAATCATTTCTAGAGCCTCCATTGGAGTAATATCAACTAAAGATGAGATTGTGATGTTACATTGCCCTTGAATATTGTTAATTATGTGATAGAATGCGACAGGGATATTTACAGCAGAATCACTCTTATTCTTAAACACATTTTTAATGATTTTTTCTCTTGAATTTATCATAACATCAATATATGTTTGTGTTTTGTCAATAAATTCTTTGGTCTGCTTCTTATGTCTAGCAAGAACATTCTTTAAGAATATATTGCTCATTGTTTTAATCTTTCCATTTTCTTCTGGGATAAGATAATGCGCATAAATGTCTTGAGTACTCATTGATACGATAGGTATTCCTTGGTCTTCAACCTTTGTTGTGTCAATATTGTCATCGCCATAAGCAAATTGGACTAGTTTATTTTTATTGGTTCTAACAGTCATATCGTAACTCACCATCAAATCCTCTAATCCCTTAATTAATCTTCTTTGAATATAACCGGTTGTTGAAGTTTTTACAGCAGTATCAATCAGACCTACACGACCACCCATGGCGTGGAAGAATAGTTCTTGTGGTGATAATCCGTTAATATAAGAACTCTCTACAAATCCACGAGCACTTGGCGAGTCGTCATATTTTGTGAAGTGAGGTAAAGTTCTATTTTCAAAGCCATATGGAATACGCTTCCCGTCTACGTTCTGTTGACCAAGACAAGAAATCATCTGGGAAATATTTAAATCTGAACCCTTTGACCCTGCGTTTACCATTATTACAAATCGGTTATCCTTATCTAGACTCTTAAGACCGATCTTGCCTGCTTCTGATGTAGCTTGATTTAGAATACTATTTACCTGGGTTTCAAATTCTTCTTCATTTGTTTTGCCAGTATTATTTTCAAAGATACCGATTTGAACTTGATTAATCAAATTTTTAACATCCGTTTTCTTCTTTGTGATTACTTGAATAATTTCGTCGTTTGTATTTTGGTTGGAAATTAAATCACTAACGCCTACACTAAAAGCACTTGATTTCATATATTCAGTTACCACATTCTGTAGGTCATCTATAAATTTTGAAGATGCCATATTACCAAAATCGTTACATACACGCTGGAGCAAACCTTTTGTTCTAGCACCCATTACACTCTTGTCCATTTGTCCACGAATATAAGCACCATTTCGGATTTCAACAATAGCATTTGATGTTTTTGCGTCATCACTATCCTTAAATGCCTTGGTTTTATATTTCATCGACAGAGGAGGCATTATCTGACTCAATATGTCAAAATTGGTAATACCACCGTCTTTCTTTACATCTTCTAGTAATTGTTTCTCATTTACACCATTAAACATCATTAAGATATTCATAGCGTCTCTTGGACTAAACCGAATATTTGGTCTTGTGAATTGATATGAACCAAGCATAGAATCTTGATAAATACCAATAATGGACCCATTATTTGCAGGGCTGACAATCTGGTAAGGGACTGCCGCCAAATTTCTCAATTCTGCCTCAGACTCCGGGTCCTGTGGCATATGTAAATTCATTTCATCGCCGTCAAAATCGGCATTGTAAGGCTTTGTCGGCCTAATCCCAAAGGTTTCCCAGTGGGCCGGACTGTATCTTAAGCAAACTCAGGATAGCTACTCCTTCATCGTTCACCAACACCCGTTCAGTCTCTGAATGCCTTCCATAGTCTGCTAAACGACTTTAGGAAGTAACACTGCGGATTACCCAATCCTCCACATTATTACCATACCCGAGTTCTATATCTCGGCCATCCAATGGTTTCCCAAAATGGACTTGGTAGTGGTTCTCTAGTTTATTAGACTAGATAGGCTCTAAGGGACTTCCCGACAACAAGGTATTTCGCAAATAAATCAATAAATACTTGAGGCAAATCAAGTTGTTTTTCTTTGTGGTATTCTAATAATTTTTTATAGTGTTGTTCAATTTGTGATTTAATAATTTTATTATTTTTTGATAAGTTTTCTTTGGCGGACAAGGCCATTGTATTTCTCCAATTGAAGGCTATTTGTTGTTCATCTTCGTTTTCTAAATTAAAATGTGACAACGGAATAATGTGGTCAATGTGCCACTCTTTTCCGCGATTGTCAAGAGTATAACCAAAATCGTTTTTTAATAACCACTCTAAATATTCTGTTGTATTACAACCCAAATACTCGATCGTGTGCTTATTTTTTTGAGTTAGAGCGCTTATTATTCTTGAACGAATGACACGTTTCAGTTTGTCTATTGGTTCATCTCGCTCACAGTCTCTACATTTTAAACGATTATAACGAAATTTCGTTTGGTGTTTTATATTATTACAACAACTGCACCTTTTATTATCAATTCCGATTTCTTCTTCCTTTTGCTTATTCCTCTCAATAGCTCTTTTTTGCTTATAATCGGTAGCCTTTTGAATCTGAATAATACGGTATGTTTCGTCGTCTTCATACTTTGTCCGCCTTTTATCATTATTACACTCAACGCATATTTTTCTATTTTTTATAAATAACGATAGCAGTTTAGATTCGCTACAAACATTACAATTATGTTCTGTCTCGTTGCTTATTTCTAACATCTTGTATTTTTCTCTGCTTCTGACGTTTCTACATTCCTTACATATATTGCGTTTAGGAATAAATAGATTGTCTATTTTTGTAATACCACATTTTGAACAACACTTTTCTAAAGGTTTTGTATCCGTTACATCCATTTTATTATATGGACATTTTATTTTTAAATCATTATATTTTATATTTTGCCTGTTTATTGATTTATTCACTAGGGGGTAACACGTTTTTAACGCCCCCTGCTGCCAACACTAAGTCTATCGGCTACATTCATCCTAAATGTATCACCTCGCATCATAATGCGTGCGATATGACACATCATACTCATTCTGTGAAGAGTAGGTTGTCTATTAAATAGAATCGCATCACCGTCCATCATATGACGATGAACAATATCGCCTTCTTCTAAGACAATAGAGTTTCTATCCAAATAATATCGCAACGTGATCACTTCACCATTTAGTTTTTCTAACATCTTTGCGCCTGGCCACTTTTCAGGACCATTTTGAACAAGCTTTGTTAGGAAATTCCTGTTAATCTTATTTACGGTAACGGGTTTTGTGATATTCTTGGCGATCTTCATAGGAATACCAAGTTCTTTAATTGAAATATTCGGGTCCGCAGTAATTACTGAACGAGCACTAAAATCAACACGCTTCGCCATCAAATTGCCTCTCATTCGCCCACCCTTACCATTTAATCTGTCCTTGATTGATTTCAAGGGTCTACCTGAACGCTGAGCAACGGATGCCACACCTGGAATATTGTTATCAACTTGTGTCGCTACATAGTATTGTAGAACTGTTGTCCAATCATCAATTACATTTGCCGGAGCGTTATTTTGAATTTTATCTTGTAGTGTTTTATTGGTTTTGATAATATTTACTAATATATGACTCAAATCATCTTCTGAACGTTGTTGAGCATCGTGCTTAACTGATGGTCTAACTGACGGAGGGGGGACCGACATTACTTGGCAAATCATCCAATCTGGCCTAGAATAGACAGGACTAAATCCCATAAAACTAACATCGTCGTCAGATATTCTTTTGAAATTTTTTAATACAATTTCCGGGGTTACCTTAATAATGATGGGCTCTGTGTCAGCGCTATCATTTTTCCATTCGGCAAATATAGTAGCAAGACCCTCTTTTCTAATTTTATTTGGTTGTAATGTTCCACAACCGTCATCATTATCTTCACCACATCTCTTAACTTTGCTGCACAAAGAAAACACATATTTCCATCTTGCTTCTCCTTGCATTTTCACAGCCTGTTTATATTTCTCCTTGCTAATTAAAAGTTTGCTACACTTAAAGCATACGCATTTTAGACATTTCTGAATTGTTGTTAAATACTGAATATAAAATACTGGACGAGCTAATTCAATGTGACCGGCATAACCTGGTGTTTGCATATAATCTAACCCATCTGTTGGACAAATCAATCCTGGCTCTAAAACACCCATTCTTGGATCAAATAGTCCACCAATTACTGGCTTATTGTTTATGTATGTGTCTCTACTTGTAATTTCCGCAACAGACCCTTTTCTAATTTCTTCGGGTGACATAATACTAAATTGGATGCCAATTACCTTTGAACAGTTTATCGACATATTACTGGAACTTGTTAGTTTGGACATCTTCTCTTATATAATATAGTAGATTTATATTGTTTTGATATCAATTTTATTTTTAAAATTTTTTGTTGTTTTAGTCTTAAGTCATGTATAAAGAGAAAATCTGTTCATGTATTTTAATTAATTTATAGAGATGATACATTTAATTGTGGTATATATTTTTGTTTTTTTATAAAATAAAATTGATTATAATTTAAAAATAAATAACTAAAATATACATTAATAGAAATGGCACGCGATAGTCAAGTTAAATCAAATAAAATGGAGCAGAGACGTTCAACACGTGGTGAAAAGATTACAAAGAAAAAAGAAGTCGTAGATTCAAGTGATGATGATGATGATGATGATGATGATGATGATGATGATATCGGAAGTAATTCAGAAAATGAGGACATGGATGTTCACGAATACCGTAAGTTAATTTCGAAGATATTCCCGTCTAAACATATTAATAATAAAATTAAAGCCGGTGATAAACTGAAGAAGGTTATTGAACAATTAGACGATGAAGAGTGGTCATCAAAGAAACGTTCTTCTAAAAATAAAAATAGTAAAAATAGTGATGATGAAGAAGAACTTTATGATACAGAATCTGATGAAGATACCAAACTTGTTCGTAGAAAGGTAATAAATAATAAAAAGGCGAAGAAAACAAAAAAGGTGGAAGAGGAAGAGGACGATGAAGAGGACGATGATGAACCAGTTATTAAGAATAAAAATGTAAATATTATATTTACAATTGGTGGGATGGATGAAACTGAAGATGAATGGGAGGACTGTGACACCGATTCTGAAGACGAATATGATGACTATGTATCCGAAGACGAAGACGTAGAGGTTTCGACAGATGAAGATGATTCAGATGATGAAGCAGAAGAGGAATCTGATGATGAAGTCGTAAATAAGAAGGTTAAACGCATAAGTGCTAAAAATAATTCTAACCAGACCACAACGGATGGTCCTGTTGTTTCATCTAGTCCATCTGACACATTAGTCCAATTACAAAAACTCTTGGAAACAAACCCAAATGATAAATCTATTCAAAAGTGTATTTCCGTCTACGAGGAAGATATTAAAACCCAACAGGTTAAATTAGAAAAGAAGGCGGTTAAACAAAAGGATAAAAATATGAGAATTTTCAAGCGCGTCATAACTGATAAGAATAAGATGAATGACTTTACGTTTTATGAAAAATTAGATGTGGAGCAACAAAAAAAGATTATCAAAGAAGCAAGGGAAATCAATAAAATTACTCGAATTGAAAAGCCATATCGTATGACACTGTTAGAGTCCACGATACCAGTTGAATTTAAATCTGTCGCAATGAAAAAGATAAATTCTCTTAAGTATATGGAACCAGGAAGCGGTGAGTTTTATAAGAGTAAGAATTGGGTTGATACGTTTATGCGTATCCCGTTCAACAAGTATGATGGATTACCAATTAGTATTGATGACGGCGTAGATAAGTGTCACGAGTTTATGGAAAATGCGCAAAAAACATTAGATGCAGCGGTATATGGTTTAAATGATGCCAAGATGCAAATAATGCAAATGCTCGGACAGTTGGTGACAAATCCTAAGGCGATTGGAACCGCTATCGCAATTCACGGACCACCTGGAACTGGTAAAACTAGTTTGGTAAAGGAAGGTATTAGTAAAATTCTAAATAGACCGTTTGCGTTTATTGCTCTAGGTGGTGCTACCGATAGTAGCTTCTTAGATGGTCACGGTTATACTTATGAGGGTAGTACTTGGGGTAAAATCGTGCAGATTATAATTGATAGTAAATGTATGAATCCCGTTATTTACTTTGATGAATTAGATAAGATTAGTGATACCCCTAGAGGCGAAGAGATAGCAGGTATTCTAACTCATCTTACAGATACTTCACAAAATTCTCAATTTCACGACAAGTATTTTGCGGAGATTAATTTTGACCTCAGCAAATGTTTATTCATATTCAGTTATAACGATGAACATAAAGTAAATCCTATTTTAAAGGATAGAATGTATAGAATTAAAACAACAGGTTATAGTTCAAAGGAAAAAACTGTAATATCCAATAATTATTTGCTTCCAAAGATTCGTGAACAAGTTAAATTTACAACCGATGAAATTAGCATTCCGGCTGATGTTCTTACTCATATAATAGAGACACATTGTAACAAGGAAGATGGGGTTAGAAATTTAAAGCGATGTCTGGAAATTATTTACACCAAGTTAAATCTGTATAGATTGATGAAACCTGGAACCAATTTGTTTGAGAGTGAAATGTCATTAAGTGTACAGTTTCCATTTACTGTTACAAAAGAAATCGTTGATAAATTAATCAAACGCGAAACTGGTCCGGAAACGTGGCGTTCTTTGTATGTATAAATATAAGTTTGACAATATGTTATATGGTTAATGGTTACTATTTAAAAATAATTTTTGTTATTAAATAATATGAGTTTGGATTATTATTTAATTTGTCGAAAAACCTATGATAAACTATTATGTGAATTGGAAAATATAATATGTATATTTGATGAAATAACAGAGTGCCCTGATATAGATTATAATATTCCTGAAATGGAACAAGAAAGCAATAATATACAACATAATAAACATTTTTTTATTACTCAAAAGGCTAACATTGAATGTTTAAGAAACGCGTGTAATGATAAAATAAATTTATTATGCGAACACGTTTTTGTTGAAGATATGATAGATATTACTCCAGATAGAAGTATAAATATTAGATATTGTAGTGTGTGTGAATATACACCATTCATATAATTTGGATTTATGTTTGATATATTTTGGGGAAAGTATTTTGGGAAAGTTGAAAATGGACAAAATAAATGTCCAAAAACACAAAATCTAAAAAAGTGTTGCTAAAATGCGAGTCATGACTGCATAATTGATTTTTATGGTCTGGTCAACAAAAAAATAATTTACATTTTGTGACGATAAAAAATTTATTAAATATATAAATTAATTTTAAAAGTATTTAGGAACTTTTTTTGTAGTATTAATATACGACAAATGACTACATATGTAGTTCCAATAAGTTCAGAACAATTTATTTGTAAAATGTGTGATTACAAAACATGTAGAAAATCTCAATACGAACGTCATTTATCTACTGCTAAACACCTAAATACTACAAATACTACAAATTTAGTTCAACAAAGTTCCAATTACTTTATTTGTGAATGTGGAAAGGAATATAAACATCATTCTAGTTTATGGAATCATAAAAAAAAATGTAATCTAACAATTGTTACTGCAAATGTTGAATCAGTTGATAAAGATAAATTAATTCTAATGCTTATTAACCAAAATGCCGAATTAATAAAGGAAACTTCTGAATTTAAAATATGATTTTAGAACAACAAAATATGATTATATCTCAAAATACATCTACACAAAATATGATTATGGATGTAATTAAAACGGGCACACATAATACTACCACTACTCATACAAATTCACACAATAAGGCTTTTAACCTAAATTTTTTCTTGAATGAAACGTGTAAAGATGCAATGAATATTACAGATTTTGTAGAGTCAATTAAGTTACAGTTGTCAGACCTAGAGAGAGTTGGAGAACTTGGTTATGTAGAAGGGATCTCTAATATTATTGTGAAAAGTCTCAAGAACTTGGATGTTACTCTAAGACCTGTTCATTGTACTGATAAAAAGAGAGAAACAATGTATATTAAA